TTCACCCCTGTGGATAGATGGGCCCCGGGGAGGTATCTACTTCACTAATTGGCCGAAGTGGCAGCGAACTAACGACGAAGTCACCAATTACCGGGCATCAGAAGCGGAACGCAAACGCAACGCGCGAAAAGGCAAGCGCAACAGCGCAACCAGCGAAAATGTCGAAATGTCCGCCCGGACATCCGCCGGACAACCGGCGGACGTCCATACGGAGTCCGGAGAGACTAAGACTAAGACAGAGACAGAGTTAAGTACTTACGTTGATCATGAACACGCACCAAACGTAGGCGCCGACGAGCGCGGCCTCACCGCACCAATTCACCCCAGCGCCAGCCGCCTCGTCGCCACCCTCATCCCCGACACCATCCCCGCCGCCGTCCGAACCGGGTTACGCATCGCCGCAAGCGAACTCATCAACCGCGACAAGGTTCACTCCGACACCGTCACCGAAGCCCTGCGCCGCTGGCTCACCAAACCCGGCGCCGGCCCCGGACTACTCGCGCACATCGCCGCCGACATCATCCGCGAACAAGCCACGCCCGCCACCACCAACACCAACCGCGCCGGCCAACCGCACAAGATGCGGGCCCTCGCCGAACTCGCCGCCACCATCCGAGCCCAAGAGCAAGCCGCCGAAACCACCCGGAAGGAACTCGCATGACCACCACCGCCGACGCCCTCGAAGTCATGCTCATCGTCCAGGCCTGCCATCGACGCACCGCACCCCGCATGGACGACCGCGACGTCGCACTGGCCACCGCAACCATCTGGGCCGAACTCTTCACCGAGTACCAGCTCGAGCTCGCCGACCTCAAAGCCGCCGTGAAGCGCCGAGCGCTGTCGCACGCCGACGCGCCCGAGCCCGCCGAGATCATCCACCACGCCCGCGAGATCCGCCGCGACCGCGACGCCCGCACCGGTCCCACCGCCGACTACGAACAGCTCTGCGAATCCAAGAGCGACGACGCCGACGAACTCGCGCAACGCCGCAGACTGGCTGCCATCGTCAACGGCGTCGCACAACGCAAGGCCATCGGCAATGCCTGACCTCGACGCCAACGGCTTCGTCCGCCTCAACCACGATGCCGACCCCGATCAGGCCATCACCAACTGCCGCCTGTGCGACGACGACGGCTACCGCGGCGCCACCATCTGCGACCACCACGACCACACCCCGGCCGCACGCCGCGGGAATGGACCTCATCCGCCGAGCCATGGGCTGGACGACCACATGACCGACGACAAAGCCGAAACCATCGCCCACGCCATCGCCGACGCCGCCCGACTCGGACTCGGAGCCGCCGCCACCATCGTCGACGCCTACGCCCGCCACTTCCCCCACGCCGCCCCCGACTGCGCCGCCATCGCCGCCGAAATCCGCCAAGCATCCGCCGACTTCCACATCAACACTGAACGGACCACCACATGAACGGCGCACCACTCAGTACCGCACCCGAGCTCTGCAAGCACTGCCCCGACCGGATAGCACTCACACCAGCCAGCAGTTCATACGTGCATGTCGAAGGCGACCAGGCCGGTAAGCACACATGCGCCGTCAACCCCTACGGCTTTCATGCTGAGCCCGTCGGAGCGCCCTGTGGCGACCATCCGGCCAACCCCTGCAACGGAAGCCGTGGGATCGAGCCCCGGCCATGACCTCGACCACCACAACAACTGGCGACTCATCGCCGTCATCGTCCTCTGGGGATTGCTCTCAAGCGCGTGGGGATTCTCGGCCGGCTGGGACGCCGCACCCCGCACCGGAAGCCGCCGATGACTAGACCCGACGCCGCCGCCGAAATCCGCCAAGCATCCGCCGACTTCCACATCAACACCGAAAGGACCAACGGCCAGTGATCAACTTCCACGTCCCCGGCACCCCCGCACCGCAAGGCAGTAAGCGCCACGTCGGCCGCGGAATCATGGTCGAATCCTCCAAAGCCGTCGGCCCCTGGCGTGAACGCGTCGCCCTGGCCGCCCACCAAGCCATGGCCGGCCGGCCGCTCCTCGACGGACCCGTCAACGTCGTCGTCACGTTCACCATGCCCCGCCCGAAAACAGCCCCGAAACGCACCACACCACCAGCCACGAAACGACCAGACCTCGACAAGCTCACCCGCGCCGTCCTCGACGCACTCACCGGCATCACCTTCACCGACGACAGCCAAGTCATCGCACTGCGCTGCTCGAAACACCTAGCCGAACTTGGCGAAACCCCCGGCGTCTACATCGCAGTCGAGGAGCCCACCCTGTGACCAAGTGCCAACACTGCCACCGACCCAACGACCTCTACCTCTGCCACAGCTGCCAGATCGAACTCTGCAACCGCCTCGACCAAATCCCATGGCTCCTCGAAGAACTCGACAACCGCATCCAGAAACTCGACCGCGTCAGCGTCGGAACCATCGGCCGCAACCGACGCCCCGACGAAATGAACCCCGTCGACTTCGACGCCATCGAACTCGCCCGCACCATCCGAAAGACCTTGCAGCACTGGGTCGAAACCATCGCCACACAAGCCACCGGAAGACCACCCACAGCCCTCACCACCGTCACCACACCCGACCTCGCCCGCTGGCTCAACCACAACATCAAACACATCGCCCGACTCGACCTGGCCAAGAAAGGCCGCCACCAGCTCTACGACGACATCACCCGCATAGCCGGCACACCCGACCGCGGCGGCCAACTCCACCGCGCCATCAACCCCGCAGAACACCACCTCGTCGGACCCTGCCCCACCATCCTCGGCCGCGACGAACACGGCCACCCCCGCCAATGCGGACGAACCCTCTTCGCCGACACCTACGACCGCACCGTCGAATGCCCCAACTGCCACCAAACCATCGACGTCGAAACCACCAGAACCCGCGCCGCAGCCGAACGAGACCACCACACCCGGACAGCACTCATCGACGTCATGGCCACCATCGACGAACCCATCACCGACAACCAACTCGACGCCTGGATCAACGCCCGACGCCTCCGCACCGCCGGCTGGCTCCACGACGGCTCAATCATCGAATTCCGCCTCGCCCCCACCGACGAACCCGTCTACAGCCTCACCAGAGCCCGCAAACTCCGACGCCGAGACAACAACCTCACCCGCAGGAAAATCACACGATTGTGATTTCTGACGCGCTGACCTGCTACTATCGGATTCCAGTGGGGAGAAACACGCCCCGACCTCGAAAAACAGCCCCGGCAGCAAACGCTGACCGGGGCTTCGTCATACCCGGGCAGGTGACCGACATGCCCAGCGCACCACCCCGCATCTGCGCACGCTGCGGAGCCCTAGCCCAACCACGCCAGCCATGCGCCTGCAGACCAGCATTCGAAGGCGCGGCACGCCGCAAGGCCGGCACCCGCTGGCGCCGGCTCCGCGCCCACAAGCTCCGCACCACACCCACCTGCGAGCACCCCGGCTGCCGGCGCCTTGCCGACGAAGTCGACCACATCGCGCCCCTGGCCGAAGGCGGCGACGAATTCGACTCGACAAACCTGCAAAGCCTCTGCCACGACCATCACCAGACAAAGACCAACGCCGACGCAATGCGAGGCAAAACCAGAGCGAGGTGAATTCAACAATGCATAAACACAAATCCCAAATGCATGCATATTATTCACCGAATTGCTCTACATACCCGAAGGCCAACATGGGTAGGGGGGTTCAAGCCTCTGACCAGCACAAACAGAAACCCCGCCCCGGTAGCCGAATTTTTACGCGCTCAGGTTTTCCGCATTCTTTCCGGATTATGCATCTGCTTTGCATGGCGGGTGCATAACCGTGGGTCGCAGGGGGCCGGCGGCCGCTCCGGCGGCGTTGAAGCTGGTCAAGGGCAAATCCGCTGGTAGGGATAGCGGTGGCCGGCCGGTCAATGAGGTGCCGAAGTTCAAGCGCGGCGCCCCGGACGCTCCGGAGATATTGAGCGCGGAGGCCCGCGCGGAGTGGGATCGCATCGTTCCTGGGCTGGATGAGCTGGACCTGCTGAAGCCGGAGGACTTCGCGGCGCTGGTGGAGCATTGCGAGACGTGGGCGACCTACGTCGAGGCGGTGGCTGAGGTGCGCGCGGAGGGGGTCGTGCTGACGAACCCGGACAACGGGCGCAGGTACAAGAATCCGGCGCTGTCTGCGGCGGAAGCTGCTGGTCAGCAGCTTCGCGCGTCGTGTCGTGAGTTCGGCCTGACCCCGTCGTCTGAGCAGAACGTCGGCAAGCCGATGAGTGGTAATGGTGGCGGCGCGGAAGACGACCCGTTCGCGGGCACCGGCCACTCGTCCTCGGCGTAGCGCAGCGTGGGCGAACGCTGACCTTGACCAGCTGAAACTCAGCCCCGAGGTCGCTTGGTTCCTGGAGTCGCGTGGCTATCGGCCGCCGACGTGTCCGCCGCTGATCAAGACCCCGGAGCCTCGCGTGGTTCGTGGCGCGCTGTTCGATCCGGAGCGGGTCGATCACGTCGTCGCGGCGTTCCGCAGGTTGCGGCACACGAAGGGCCGGTTCGCCGGCCAGTCGTTCGATCCGGATTGCTGGCAGGTCGCCTACTACTTGGCGCCGGTGTTCGGTTGGGTTGCGCCGTCGAAGGATTCGGGCGAGCTGGCGCGGATCATCACGACCGCGTGGGTGGAGCTGCCGCGTAAGAACGGCAAGACGACGACCGCGTCCGGGACGGGCATCTACCTGACGGGCGCGGATGGTGAGCCGGGTGCGCAGGTGGTGTGCGCGGCGACGAGTAAGGATCAGGCGAAGTTCGCGTTCGATCCGATGAAGCAGATCGTGCGCGGGTCGCCGGCGTTGGGGAAGCACTTCGAGCCGTTCCAGTCGAAGATCGTGCACAAGGCCTCAGAGTCGGTGTTCGAGCCGGTCGCCAATGTTGGTGACGCGCAGCATGGCCGGGATTTGCACGGCGGGATCGTCGACGAGGTGCACCTGCACAAGACGAACGATCTGATCGAGGCGATCGAGACCGGCACGGGGTCGCGGATCCAGCCGCTGATCTTGTTCATCACGACTGCGGATGCGGGTCGGCGGCACACGCCGTATGACGAGAAGCGCACGCGGATCGAGAAGTTGGCTCGCGGGACGCTGAAAGACCCGACCACCTACGGTGTGATCTTCGCGGCCGAGCCGTCCGATGACCCGTTCGTCGAGGCGACCTGGAAGAAGGCCAACCCGGGGTATGGGGTGTCGCCGACGAAGCGGTTCATGGCGTCGGCGGCGACGAAGGCGAAGGACTCGCCGGCTGAACTTGCGTCGTTCCAACGGCTGCACTTGGGGATCCGGACCAAGCAGCAGTTCAAGTTCCTCGAGCTGGGCCCGTGGGATGTGAATGCGTCAATCGTTGATCCGATTCGGTTGAAGGGCCGGGAGTGTTTCGGCGGCCTGGACCTCGGCTCCACATCGGACTTGACGGCGCTGTGCTGGGTGTTCCCCGATGGGGGGGCGTTCGATGTGATGCTGCGGTGTTGGGCGCCGGAGGACAGCGTCGAGAAGTTGGATGAGCGCACGGCGCGGGCCGCGTCGACGTGG